TATTTGGACCCAACTACAAATCAAGGTGGTACATTAACCCTTCCATTTTGCTGGTATAGCAATGCGATGAAAATACCAGACCAAGATTGGAGAGAAATGGGCACTATGATTATTCATGGTATGCAAAACTTAAAGCATGCTAATGGAGCGACAGATCAAGTAATTGTCTCTGTATTTGCTTGGGCTGAAGATGTTTCATTATCCATTCCAACGGCAAATGAGCCTAGTGCTCTTGTGCCTCAGATGGGTGAAATCTTTGTCCCACAAGTAAATGACGAATATGGATCAGGTCCAATATCACGCCCGGCAGCTGTTGTAGCTAGAGCTGCAGGTGCTCTTAAGAACATACCTGGTATAGGTGTGTATGCACGAGCAACCGAAATGGCTGCAAATGCTGTGTCAAGTGTTGCTTCAATGTTTGGCTATTCAAGACCAGTCGAACTTGCAGACATTGTACCATATAAGCCAACATTACTGGGAAATATGTCGAACACCAATGTTCCAGATACATCCCAAAAGTTGACCCTGGATGCTAAGCAGGAACTTACAGTCGATCCCCGTGTAATGGGTCTCGGTGATACTGATGAGATGACAATCAAGTCTATCGCACAACGAGAATCTTTCCTTACACAATTTGGTTGGGCTGTTGCAGATCCCACAGAGACACTGTTATGGAATACTGAGGTTTCACCAGTACTATGGAGTACATTGCCCGGTACTGTCGATGAAATTCATATGCCAGCTTGTTGTTTTGCAGCACTTCCGTTCTCTAAATGGAGAGGTACAGTGAAGTTTCGTTTTCAGATTGTCGCCTCTACATTTCATAAAGGGCGTCTGAAAATAACTTATGATCCTTCACTCCCTCTGACCAATGAGTACAACACAAACTATACTTATATCATAGACCTTGCCAAAGAACGTGATTTTACTGTCGATATTGGCTGGGGTCAGGAGAAGAGTATGGTTGGACATCGTCATCCTGGTCAAAATTCAGAACCGTATGACACCATAGCTATTGCAACTGATCCTGGTATTAACGCGAATGGGATCTTGTCTGTGTACGTAGTGAATGATCTGACCGTTCCCAATTCTACTGCCAATAATGATATTGAAGTAAATGTGTTTGTGTCTGTTGGTGACGATTTTGAAGTATTTGAGCCTGATTCAAGGAATATTGAGGACTTGGTCTGGTTTGAACCACAGATGGGTGAAATATTTACCCCTCAAATGGCGGAGACTATTGATTCATCTCTCAATCATCCTGATGCAGATCTTACTAAGCATGAGGATGAACCTATGAAAATGGATTCTTCATCGTCAATGGCACCTACTCTATCACAGCAGGATCATACATCTTGTGTGTATTTTGGAGATCCCATAACATCATTTCGACAATGTTTGAAGCGGTACAATTACCACTCTGCAATGAGTCTGGCTTCTGTAACTACTTCTCCAACATTGATGACTGTTCGGAATTCTAATTTTCCCTACTATCGAGGATATGCTCCTGGTGCTGTTCACTTCACATCTGTACCAGGACCAACTACACCATACAATTTCTGTAAGATGACTTTGCTAAACTATATTACGCCTGCATATACTTGTAGGCGTGGAGGTTTGCGCTGGAAGTATCATCGAACAGGAGGTTTGACCAATGATACAGCATTGATGATGGTGTGTCGGGATTCAACGTCTGGCAATGGTTATACTCAAGATGAGACAACATTGATTACACAAGGGACAGGATCATTATATGCTCGAGTACGAGAATTAGCAATGGAAATGCCCCATACTTGGGATGGAGCCGTTGCAACAAGTACTAGACAGAATCCTGTAGTGGAGGCAGAATTGCCATTCTACTCTGTGGATCGATTTGCATTAGGCAAACAAGCAGACATGACAAGTTCAAACAATGTTTTTAGAGACTTTCACACTCTCACAACTATATGGGAATGTGAAGCAACAGACTCTTGTTCTATACATTGTTTTACATCTGTTGGTGAAGATTTTACTTTAGGTTTCTTCACTGGAGCACCAGTAGCTTGGCGTGTAACACAACAATCTGATCCCCCCGCAGTCTAACAGGGGGGATCTAAGGGGACAGACACCCCTGAAACAGAAAATGTGGAGTTTTAAGATTCTCCAGCTGAAAAAACAAAATCCACGTGTCGGTGGCTGACACGGGGGACAAAACTTTTGTCCCTGAGCTATGCCGTATTAATTTTGTGATGAAATTTTTACCTGGTATAGCCAGGGTTTTTTCGTAGTCACAATTTTATTAGCGTAGCTCAGCAGCGTAGTCAAAGACGCTGCCTTTGAGTGTATTATTGCAGATACACTCAACGCT